TATTTGTTAAATTTGTAAAATGTTTCTGTTAATTTTCCGTTTATAATTTCACTACACAAGCAATATTTAAAGCCTTTATAATAAAAATAATTCATATTTCTGTTATAATCTATTAAATAATCAAGTAAACCAATTTTATCTAATTTGTTAAAAAACTCTGTTTTAGTTATTTTCATTTATAACTCCCTTTATTATTTAAATATTTTTTCCATTTAGTAGGCAAATACTCATGCTCATAATGCCATAAATAAGTCGGACAAATCTTCTTGAATTTATTATAAAAGTAAACATCATGCTTAAAACCTTTCGCAAGGATGTGAGATAACTCATGGCAAATATAATACGTGAAGTAATTATTTCCACGATCCCATGCCCACATAGGAACGGAAAAGCCTGAACGCCTTGCCCAGCCTCTCGTCCTGTTATTGAGACTAATTCTCAATCCCAATATTTTATTACGATCTGTTTTAGTCAGGTTTAAAGTTTTGATAATTTCAAGTATTTCTGTATTTTGCATTTTCTTTTAATAAGACTGTTGGAATTTCGGGACATTAAAATTAAGATGCAAGTCTTTTTTTCACTTTTTTCAACTTTTATGTCTATTGAGACAATAATTATGGATTTGAACGCTTTTTGATCTTCGTGAGAATCCGCTGACGGCTGTAACTCGCTATAAGGTATACCTACATATGCCTAAATAAAAAAACGCCTTAAAAGGTATAAATATCGCTAAATTTGGCTATATAACTCTTATTGCAAATGAGTCTCAACTATAAAGAAGATAATAGGATCGCTTTATCCTCTTTAAATAAGATAATAAGACCTTAATATCCGATTTAAATAAGATATTAAGACCTTATTATCCTCTTTATAATTAGGATAATAGGATCAACTTATCCTATTTATAATAAGACATTCAAACCTGATTGTCCGATATAAAGAAGATAATCGGATCGTAATATCTTATTTTATAAATATAAATTTATAAATATAAATTTATAAATATTGATTTATAAACACCCATTTATAACGGGATACGCATACGTGCGTACGTGCATACGTGCATACGTGCATACGTGCATACGTGCATACGTGCATACGTGCATACGTGCATACGTGCATACGTGCGTATAGTGAATCGCTTTTAAACGGTCTAATTTCGCTTTTACGGCTGTTTTTATGTTTATCCTTACCTATATATCAATAAACCATAAAACGAGCGTAAAAGGCTAAAATTTCGCCGAATATGACCGTTCGTTAAGCATTTTCAAGTAACTCAAAAAAAAAGCCTTCACGGCTTTTCAATACTGATCTTTTACGGTTCTGAAGTACTGCCAAGTAATAGACTGTAAAAGTACTGGATTAATGTTTAAAACTTTACTCGCTTTGAAGTAGTTATTTTCAATTTCTTTATACTGTTTTTCTGTTAGTCTTCTTTTACTGTCAAATTTCTTATAAGCAATATTGGCAGCGTGTCGATCAATTGTTAACACGTTTTCATATCCTAAAATATTTTGATAAAACGACCTTATTTTTCGACCGTTTAAAATCTTTATAATTTCGCTTATATTTTTCGCTTTTTCAATTCTGTAAATCTTGCCCTTAATTAAATTAGTATGTTTAATAATTCCAGTCTCATAGAATAAGACTGCAAGTCTCCTATTTTCCTGCCAAGATTTCAACGGGGACAGTGCTGCAATTATCCCCGCTGTCTGATATGTTGGTTTATCAAATTGCTCTGATAATTCCACGGCGAATTGGTACGCCTCAGCATACCAATTAACGCCGTAAAATTTATTAGCTAATCTGTAAAAGTGTAATATGTTATCTACTTGGTTCACTTTATTAGATCAGTTTCGCCAATGGTCAAAGCAATACACTCCTGATTGAAGTATTGACAGAAGCCTGATAAGCATGATTTAAGAGCGTTTATATTGGCTGTGTCAATGGAGAATACCACTGTATAATTATCTTCTTTTATACCGTTATATTTTCCCTTGCCTGAAGACTTCACAAACGTTTCAGTGCCGTACTCTTCAGCGATATTTCGCACTGACCTTTTAAACATCGTCCAAGAGTGCTTTGTTAATTGTCGCAGCCCTGTTTCCCAGTCGACCTTTGCAAACGTGCGAGAAGTTCCTGTAATATTCCTGCCTATAGTTATCGTTACAGTTCTGAAGGATGTTTTACAGTGTCCTTTGTGCGTTTTCTTGCCGCAGTCTGCACAGTAGGGTTTATACGTGCTTTTGTTTTGTTTTGTCATGGTATTTAAATCCCACATGGTTACTCCTTTGTTATGGTTACATTTGTGAACTGTGTCTCATTATACGCTTTTATCATTGCGTCTCTTGTTTCGTAAGCGTCTTGTTTGTTGTCTGTGTAGTATGTTTTACCTTCGTCTATTCTACCGTCTTCTACCCAGAGTACAGCATATTCGCCGTCGATCTGTTTTATTTTTAGAATTACGTTTATCATTACTACACCTTCCAGCCTTCGATAATTCGCAAGGCTTTTTTGTTTTGTCCTGTTTGGGTTAACTTATTCAATGACACGCACTTTACTATAATTCCAGCGTCCGCTGTTGTTATTTTAGTAACCGTGCCAAGCGTTAAATTTGCTTTTGCAAACTTGCCAAAAGCCTTCTTGATCTGTTGCTGTGTTATTAACATTATTTATCCTTTCTTTTGGTTATTTTCTCTTCTGCTTTATCCAGTCTTGTATCCAATACTCTTAATGCTTTGAGAATTGTTATATAGACTGGATCATTGTCTTCCAAGACTGTGAGATTGTTTAAGCAGCCTTCGACTATCTCTATTTGCTCTTCTATTTGTTTTACTGTGTAGCTCATGATCTTATCCTTTTTAGTTAGTTAAGTAAGTGCAATACATTAAACACAGAGTCAGAAACAAAACAACACCTATAATATATAAGACTTTTCAATCCCTGTATCTATTGATATTGTTGGACTTAACTTTTATTATTTTTTTTCTACCTTTTCCCTAAATTAAATAAGACAAATTGGTACTAATTAATAGCAAAAACCGTGCCAAACCCCGTATATTCACCTATTGCTTGACTTAAAAGAAATAGAGATTTTAAAGTTATGAAATTATTTTGAATCCTTCTCTGAATGCAATAACCGTGCCAAACTTTTTACGCTGAAATTGTAGCCAAATTTAGTAAAACTTTTTCAAATTATTTTCCACTGGTATACATAACCAAACCCTACCCAAAACAAGATTAGAAGACCTTGTTATCTTGTTTAATGTCTGCCAGAATGTCATATTAAGACCTCGTTGTCTTATTTAAAGTGGGGACGGGCGTATGAGTAAAAGCGGAGGTGGGGGATATACCCTCTCCTCACAAAATAAGCAATATAAAGACTTCGAGCGATTGTTGAAAGAAAAGGTTGAAAGAAAGTCTGATATAGGATATTGGGAAAATACGCATATAAGGTGATAAGTCATTGTATTATAAAGTTATAGTCGTTATATTATACAAACAAGGAATGTATAATGAGTGTTAATTTGCCAGTAAAATGGAGTCCTGCCAAGATAAGGGCTATAGAGTATATGACTGCTTATCCTAATGCGAAGATAATGGAGGTAGCGGAGGAATCAGGCGTGACAAAAGGTACAGTTCACGTATGGTTAAGAGATCCAGAGTTTGTTGAGGTGTTCTATCAGAAGTACATGGTTTCTTTTGGGGCGAGGTTGCCATCTATTTTAAATTCAATGATTCGTGAAGCAGAGTCAGGGAATGTTCAGGCTGGTCGTTTAATATTGGAACACAGCGGAAAGCTTATAAAGCGTGTTGAGGTAAATAACTATCAAAGCCCATTTGAGAAGTTTTTAAATCAAGAAGTAGAACCCGATTTTCAGGAGGAAGAGATTGAAGAAGCTGATTTCACTGTTTTACCACAAAGACCTATTGTTGATAGAAAAGAACCTCCTAAAACAAAGTCTCAAGAATTAAGTGAGATTTGGAAGAAAAAAAATGCCCTAAAGCTACGTAGAGTAGCGGATAGGTGGCGTAAAAGAGCTGATCGAGCTGGTGTGGAGAAACTACCTCAAGGTAGGAAAACCAAACTTCAAATGCACGCTTGGCATCAAAAAATCATTGAAAAAGAAGAAGAATTGCAAAAAACGGGAATTATGCCGTAAATCCACATATATAAGGATTTAGAGAATAAAAACCATATCGGATTTTCAGGTATACCCCCCAACCAAAGCCATATCCGATTTACAAGGTGGGGGCATGGTGTTTTTAGCAACCCCCACCCTCGGTGTATTATACATAATACCTAATAACCATGTCCGATACAGACGGTCTCCTTATATATACTATATAAGGTATATATAAAAGTATAATAGCTTTAGCTATGAATCTTATATATCCAATATGGCATAAAGGGTATTAATTAATATCAATACGTTTTTTATCAGATTCCATTTGTTCTTTTTTTGGAATCTCGATCCTTAAAACGCCATCCTCGAATTTGGCAGAAATATCATTGGATAGATTATCTCCCAATTCAAAGGAACGTCGAAACGATGAATGTTTTAGTTCTCTCATAATGTAACGAGCATCATCTTCTTCTAATTGATGCTTGTCCCCACTAATCGTTAATACTCCATCCTCAACGTCGATATTAAGCAGTTCTTTCTTCATTGACGGTAGTTCAGCTACAATCACGACGCAATCGTCGTAATCAACCACATCTACCTTTGGGAAAGCCCCATGCTTAAATGAAATCCCAAATTCTTTTTGAAAGCTTGGGAATTGGTTTTGCACAATCTTATCAAACATTGTGTCAAAGGGGGTTAGAAATTCATCTCGATTGAAATGAATAGGTACTCTTGCTATTTTCATTAGTCACTCCTGTTAGTTTGTCGTCCTCTCGTGAGCAACGACGGTAAAACTATTTATAATCAGTTTCGTAAAAACCGCTTCCCTTGAATCGTATCGAGGGTGCGGCAATGGATTCTCTTACATCAAATGAATTACACGACGGACATTGTTCGGTTTCTTGTTCTTCATCAACGATGACAGACAAGGTTTCCCAGTCCCATTCGCATTCATTGCAAATCCATCTTATTGTTTTAAATCTTTTCATATTTTTAAAGTATCATCTATTTCTATATCTTCAGGCATCAACTGACAGTAACAATACTCTTTACAGACACTCCATCCAGAAGCTGGCATTCCTCTTGCTTCCCATCCTTCCCAAGTATCAAGTTGTCCAGCACGGCTTTCGCAGTCAGGACAAACATTCTTTGAAACTGTGATCCATCTTAACTTTTGCCCCATCCGTCCAGATCGGCGGAATGCTTGGTTAATTCCTCCAACAATTCCTCGTTTAATGGAGTTTTTGAGTTCTCCAAAAATTCTTCCCGACTGATTAAAGTCCGTATTAAGAACCCTAATAATTGATTGTTCGCTAACACCACTTCGTGTAAGTCGTTCAATTTCTTGTCCAAGTCGTTCTGTGAAGATTCGCACATCGTAAGATAGTCCGAGAGCAATCCATAAAAGTATTTCTCGATCTTTGTCATCTAATTGTTCCTCTGGCATATAATATAACCCTTTTATGTTTTTAATACAAGTGGTGATTTACGATTCAGCGAGGCGTGTATATCTTTTTTGAATTTATCGAGTACAGGCATGATAGCCTTCTTTGATACATCAATAAATGGTCTGGGTGGAAAATGACCTGAAGAATGACCATCGTGGTGGAATTTTCCATATTCAAACATCTGCAACCCCTCTGATGTACCTTTAATACTTCTATATAAGCCTCCTGTTTCAAATAATGGCTTTGTTCCACCAGTCCCTCCACGTTTTCTGCGTTCTATTGTACTTGTTTCCAACTTTGGTGATAGCCCAGATTCGATATTCGCTTTAGAGCCTTCTTCCGCACTACGAGACACTCTCTGTAGGTGCTGATTAATAATATTTGGCATATCACTGGCAAGTTTGCCGAAGTCAACCCCGACTCTTATCTCTAACTTCATTCCAGAAATCCTCCCCTAATTTTTTCGCTTCAAAATATTCATCCTGATACTGGAGAATCAATCTTTCCACCTGACGCTCTCCCCAAGCAGAAGGGTCTTTGATTATTTCAGCAATATTACCTTCTAATTCAAATTCAATATCATTGATCTGATCCAGTTTCCTGACGGAATTGAGCAAAGATTGACTGTTTTGACTCTGTTTCGTTGGTTTGCCTGTTGTCATCGATTATTCCTTGTGCTTGTTTGACTGTTAAGTCTTTATTATCTCTTACCATAATTTTGGCACGAGTAATTAAATTTTGTTCCAAATCGAATTGATCTTTTAAGATTTGGTCTTGTACTGTTGTCGGATATTCCACTTCCTCGAAGTCGATTCCAAAATCTTCAGGTAACATAATACCATTATATTCAGCAATAATTCTTTCCACAGAATAAAAATCTTTTTCATATAATCTCCATAGGGCTATGTCATCAAAGTAATCTTCTTTTCTTTCGAGGTCTTTTATCATTAGACTAATTCCCGAAGGGACTTCACCGCCAGATTCTGCCCATTGAACCCATAAGTGATTATTAGAAGCTACAAGTTCAATTTGAAATTTAATATTATCTATCGATTCTTGCACATTGCCACTTGGGGAGGTTACGTGGTATTCTCCTTCATCGCCCATATCAAGTATTTCGTTAGAACCCGCTCTCATTAAGTTTTGGTCACTGCGAAGCCCTTTTACCCATGGCTGACCGAACATATTAAATCTCATCCCGAGATTCATCTCTGTAAGCCCTATATTGACCTGTTCATTGCAATTTACAATATCACTCGCACCTTCAACGAAGAAAGAATCAATCTGATCCTCCCTGTGGGTGAAAACAAACGGTAAAATACCGTATGGGTTTGGTTGCTCACTTAAAATTTTCCCATCCTCATTAAGTACGGCATATTTTTCAGCATCCCAATATCCCCATTGTAATTTAGTTGTATTTGATAAATCAGATGTCTTATTTAGAAGGGGGTAGATAATTGCCTCTGGTTTGAATGGATCATCTCCAAAATATGTTTCAAAATAATAAATTGGTCGATAGTCGAATCTATCTTCCTGCCAAAAGACTCTATTGGCAATAGTTCCCAGTAAGCGAGTCATCCTTTCTGAATGTTTCATCCTCACATCTTTAGTTGGGATAAGTTTATTGTAGGCACTCGTCTTATTGCCGACAGTCCTTTTTGCACCTAAAGTGTAAATACGACTTATTTTATTGATAAACTTACGTGTAAAATTTGTAACAGAAGGGGGAATTTCTGTAAAAGCCTCCCCTGTAAAGAAATCTTTAATATAAGATTCAGTAGACGTACCAGAATAATAGTCTAAAAACTTTCTTATTTCTTCTCGCTTTGCATGGGCATTTGACAGCTTAACTTCTGTTAATTTATTTTTAATTAGTTGTTCAATCATCTTTGAATCCTTTTCATTACTGTGTTTTTCATGGGAAATCTATTAGTGATAAAGTACCTGAAGGCATCACATCCATGATCGTGATAACCGTCTTTTACTGGTTCGTCTTTTATTGGCTTACCATCTTCTGTCTCTGGATAACGGTATTCCTCGAAATCTTTTATAACATCTGTGCATTTTTTATCCACATGAACCCGTCGAGTCCCTTCTGCACTTTCAAAAAACCCTCTCGCATAAGATACGCTTGAGGTTATGTTCCTACTCAACCTATCTCTCATACATAGGATTCTAATTCCGCTTCTCCTAAAAATTTCCATATCTCCCGCACCCGACTGCCCTTGGACGCTCGATCCCGCAGGGTCACCATAAAACGAAGTAATAGGATAGCCTTTAATTTTGATCATCTTAATTAAATCTTCTGTTTTGATGTTTTCTTTGTGAAGAATAGAATCAAATACTCTAATATGTTCAGTGTCCCCGATCCATTGAGTTTGTATAAATAATACCGCAGGCATACGGTAGCCAAAATCGATTGAGCAATAAGTGGGTAAATCCTTATCATAAGAAAACTCACCAACATCCAATTCTCTATCAAAATCCCATACCTTACCTTGAAAGACTGAAAATTCAGCCCCAAATTCTTGTCCAAATAATTCTTTCGACATATTGCGTTTACGCTCTATAATCGCAGGGTCACTTTCTCCGAGGGGGAACTCATATTGATTGATCCACGATGGGGCAGAATGACTTTCCCATTCATCGTCTATTTCTCCAAGCTTGTATAAATCGTAAACCCAATTTCTCCCCTCTGGGGTTGTAATAAAGATTACCTTACCTTTGCGTCCAGCAACAGTTGGTGATAAATACATATCCCAAATTTTTTTATTCATTTTTGCCACTTCGTCGATCACCAGAAAGTCCAAGCCTTCGCCGACGAGACTATCTGCGTTATCAGCACTCATGCCTTCAACGGTTGTTCCCCATTTGAATTTGATATACATATCTTTTTCAGATGATCGAACAATGTCATCTCCATGACCAATAACCATTCTCTGCCATATCTCCCTAAAGATTAACCTTGCTTTTTTATAAGACATTCCAACAACCCATACTCTTTTATTGGGTTGGGACGCAACAAAACAAGCTTCCATCGCACTCGCCCAAGTTTTTCCAAATCTTCTTCCGCACACCATAATGTGAAAACGTGCATCTGGTTTAGAAGGGTAATGTAGAGCTAACTGACCATCATGCGGTGTATATCCAAGATACTCAAACCACTTTTTTTTAAAATCGTAATTTTTTTCTTGCATTATAGTTATTTATAATATATATTATACTATACATTTAATGCAAGTGTATTTTTATTAACTCACTAAAGAGGTTTAAAATGTCAGATGAACAAACAGTCGATACAGACGTAAAAAAGGCAGAAGGGACAAAACCCGAGGCAAATGGTATACCCCGTTCAAGGTTGAATGAGGTCATTGATGAGCGTAATGCTCTCCGTGATAAGATTCAAGCCTATGAACTTAAAGAGGAAGGGGCAAAGAAAGCGGAACTCGAAAAACGGGAACAATGGCAAGAGTTAAATGCCGAACTTCAAAAAGAAGTGGATTCCTATAAACCTTTCAAGGATAAATTTGATGTCTTGGATGGTAAAATTCGATCAGATGCTTTAAGCAAACTTCCTGAAGGAAAACAAGAAAAATTTAAGAATCTCAATACTGCTGATCTTTTAAATGTTGTTGAAGAATTATCTATTAAACCTAATCCTCCTGATAATGCAGGTACGGTAGACACAAAGATACCGAAAGATGGATGGAAGAAGATGGATATTAAAGAAAAACGCAGTAATTGGTCAAGTATTGTGGATTCCTACAAACGATAGGAGTCATTAAATGGCTAATGTAACAGTAACAACTGCTGCTAATTTTATTCCTGAATTATGGGCTGACGCAATTTTAGATTACGCAGAACGTAAATTCTCGTTAAAAAATCAAGTAACAGATGTTTCATCCTTACTCTCTGGTGGAGGCGATACGCTTCATATTCCAAGAGTAGACGAAGAAACTGCTGCAGCTAAATCGGCTGATTCAGCAGTAACCTATTCCGCTAACACGGATGGGAAAACAGACCTTTCCATTGATCAACATTTCTACGAAGCTAAACGCATCGAAGACGTTGTTCGGGTACAGGAAAGTGCTGACTTATTTAATATGTACGCAAAATCAATGGGCTATGCCTTGGCAAAGAAGGTTGAAAATTATCTCGCAGTAGATATTATTCAATCTGCAACTGCTAACGATGTAACGCTTGCAACAGATAATACATTACTTTCTTCTGAAATCCGTTCAGGTACGCAGAGTTTAATGGATATTGGTGTTGATTATACAAGTGAGACATATTTGTATTGCTCACCTGCGGCTTACAATTCATTGTTTGCTTTAGATGAATTTTCGCTTGCTAATGAAGCTGGTAGAGCTTCTGCTCACGCTACGGGTAGTCAAGGTTCAATCATGGGAATGGATGCTTTCTATTCTGTCGATTGGGACGATGATGGTGATACTGGCGACGAAACAGCATCTATCTTCACAAAAGATAGTGTTGTTTTTGCAATGCAGATTGCTCCAAGAGTGCAAAGTGCATACGATATAGATTATCTCTCAACCTCCGTGGTTGCGGATGTTCTTTTCGGAGCTTCTTTAGTGCAGAGTGCTGGCGATTCAGCAGGACAGATTGTTAATTTCAACAATCCCTAATAGGTAACATTATGGGGAGGGTGTAACGCCCTCCCCCTTTAAACAGATGCCCATGAGAAGTGTCAGCTCGGTAAGGCATCAAATAGGAGAACAAGATGGCAGACATAGGAAGATATTCCGTAAAACAATCAGGCAACCTTGGTTTAGGACAAGGTGGCTTTAATACTTATACAGACACAAGTCTCCATTCGGGGAATTGGGTCGCATTCAAAGCTGTTCATGGTGATGCCGTGATAGCAAGCTCAACCAGTGCCACTGGTGATAACCTCCCTGCTTCAATGACCCTCTCGGAGGGTGATGTTGTATATGGTGACTTTACAGCGGTGACTCTTACAAGTGGAAAAATTTTAGCCTACATTGGCTAATGTCACGCTTGAATTTAAGAAAACCAGTGAAACGAAAGACTTTTGGGACGAAAGTCAAATCGTTTTTCAAGCGATTATTAGGAGGATAAAATGTTAAAATTAGGTTTAACATTGGCAAAGAGACATACCGTAAGAATATGGGAAGCAACAAAAAACTTTTTAACATCCACTGGTGGCGTGTTCCACGACTCTGATGGAAAAATATTTAATGTAATATAGAGGAAATAAATTATGGCAAATTATGACAGTACCCATACAGGGGCAACAATAGACAGTGCCGTTAGTCAGGTAACAGATTCAACAACAGATTTTAACGTAGACAGCAATACTCTTGTAGTAGATAAATCAGCAAATTCCGTTGGAATTGGAATTGCTGCACCAGCGTCAGCATTGCATATTGCTGGAACAATGCAAGTCGGTGCAGATGGTTCTGGTCAAGACGTAATATTCTATAGCGGTACTGCTGGAGATAACTTTACATGGGATGCTTCTGAAGAGTGCCTAATAATAACAGGGACTGATGCGGCTCAAGCTCTAAAGGTAGCCGATGGTGATTTAGTTGTCGTAGATAAAATATATTTATATGATAACGATGGCGATGAGCATATATCAGCAGACGCATCGGGTGTATTAAGTATAGCGGCAGGAGCTGAAATTGATTTAACAGCAACCGCAGTAGATTTGAATGGTACACTTGATGTATCGGGTACATTAACTGTAGGCGGCAATATTGATTTTAATAGTGGTACTATAGATTTATCTACTCAAACTGTAGATGTTACTTTAAATGCCGCAGTAGATGCTCTAAACTTTGATTCAAACACACTTTCAATAGATGCTTCAAATAATCGGGTGGGAATTGGAATTGCGAGTCCAACAAGAACTCTCGAACTTAATTCAAGCGATACTATTGTTGCAGAATTTCAAGGAACACACGCTTCTTATACGGCTATTCAGGTAAATAATGAGGCAGCGGGTGGAGATAACTGGTATCTTATATCTACAGCTGATTCACATGCTAAAGGCGGCGGTCATTTATCTTTTTACAATGAAGATACTACAACACATAATCTTACTTTAGATCCAGATGGGTCAACCGACCACAACGCCAACTACATCGTCAACGAACAAGGTCGCCAAGACCATGTAGCGAATACAATGCCAGCTCCTTATTATCGGTTTGATGGCGTTAATGATGATATACTTATAGACCATTCCGA